TATAAAATAAGTAAAAATAAGAAAATAATACATGATACTAGAAATGAAATTATGATTTTATCAATAAAAAAAAATAATATTTGGGATTTAAAATCTGCAGTTACTTGTAAATATTTAAGTGAAATAATAAATATTAATAATAATTTTTTAACTTTATTGATTAAAAATAAATCTATGATGATTTATAAAATATTAGATGATAAATTTAAATATTATTATGAGTTTGATTTTGATAATGTAGTTAATAATATTTTAATAATTAATAAATATTTTTTTGCAATAAGTTTTAATAATATAATTCAAATATGGAATTTTGAATTATTTAAACATGTTGCTACATTTAAAGGTCATAAATCAAAAATAATATTCTTAAAAAACAAAACTCAATTTGAGCTTATTTCAATTGATGATGAAAATATTATGAAAGTTTGGAATTTATTTGATGTTTTTACATTCAAATGGTATGTTTTTTGAAATCATCTAATTTTATTTAAATCTGATAATTATTTGAGCAATACCAACAATGATTCTTGTTTTTAGATATAAAAAAATATAAATATTTGTAATTACTAATTAAAAAAAAATTGAAATAATAAGTATAATTAAATAGATTATATATGTATGACTTGTGAGAAAAAAGTAACGGGGAAGGTTAGTAAAGATATATTTAAATTAGAAACAGCTATTAAAAATTTTGGAACTTATAAACATTCAAAAGAATCAATTAAATATTTTTACTATTTATTATTTAATGAACTTTTGAAAATAGAAGAAATAGGTCTATTTAAAAAAATAATCGATTATGCATTTGAAAGAGACTATTGTGTAAGTATTTTTAATTATCATAACAGTACGATTAAAAATATGATGAAATTAGAATACGATAAAGAAAGATATATTATAAGTTCATCTAATAATAATCAGATGGTTTTGAATAATTTGAATACTAAAAAAAAAATAGATTTTAAAACAAAAGACAACGCTACATCTTTTTTATATTTTAAAGACAATCTTTTAACAAATAGTGATAAAAATAGATTATCTTCTATTAATATAAAAAAAGGAATAAAAAAATGTATTTTTGATATAGGTTCTTCTGGAGGAATTGTAGAAATTATTAGATTACACGATGATGCATTTGCATTTTATACAAAAAATAAAATAAATGATAAGTATACTATTTTTGTTGGATCGATAGATAGTAATAATAATTATATTAATTATGGTTGTTTAGAAAATAAAAATAAAATATCAATATTAAAAAAATATGATGACGATACATTAATTAGTGGATCTATTGATGGTATAATCAAAGTTTGGTATTTGTCTGAAGAAGAAGAAATGAGTGAGGTTTATATTCTAAATGGTCATAAGGGAAAAATAAAAACAATTGAGAAATTACCTAATGATGATATAATTAGCTATAGTTCTGATAATACTATCAGAATATGGTCATATGATGATTCAATTGATACTTGGAATACTACTAAAGTTTTAGATGCAAAAAAATTCAATATAAGGTCTGTAATTAAAATAGATAAAAATATTATTGCTTCAGTTAAAAAAGATGGAACTTTAGATATATGGAATATTGATGAAAACAACAAATTTGAAAACAAAATATCATTATATAATAATGAACTATCATTATTATATAAAAAAAGCAAATTAAAAAAGATGATTGTTGATATAATAAAAGTGAAGGAGAATATAATTGCAGTTACAGATGTGTTACATAATATAAAATTATGGAATTTAAAAAATGGATTATGTTTAGCTAATTTAAAAGGTCATTATAGCAAAATTAATTCAATTTCTAGTATTGATGATAATACGTTAGTAACTGCAAGTGATGATAAAACTGTAAGACAATGGGATGTAAGAAATATAATTAGTTGTGTGTAAAATATAATATTAATTTTAATATTGTAAATTTATATCTAATTCAATATCATTTTTAGATGGAATTAATTGAAATTCTAAACTACAATCTTTTTTTTTATTATTATCAAAATATTTATTAGTGATGAAAGAAAATGAAGTCCATAGAATAAAAAATACAAAATATAAAATACTTAAATATTTCAAAGAAGGTGGTTTTATATGAGATATATAAAACATCATTAATTCAGTTGTACTATAAAAATTAATTCCTTGTATTACTATACCTATTAATATAGAATGCATATAATAATTTATTTTTGATTTAAAATCAGTAAAAAACAGTGAACAAAATCCACATACTAATACATGATGTAAATGAATTGTAATATTATCAGTTATAGTTAATAATAATAAATATAAAATTGAATAAATTGATATAAATTTTATTATCAATCCTAACTTTACCTTTTTTATATAAATATTAATTAACATAGGAATTATTAATATAAAAAAAATTATATATAATATTTTTTTTCTAGAATCATTGTATAAACTTTTATTAGTAATTGAAAATTTAAATAAATCAATTTCTACTATTATTGAATAAATAATAAGCGATAAGTGAGATACAATCCAATATTTGTAACAAAATTCATTTTTACTAATTACTTCTCTCATTATAATGTAAATAATTAGCCAAGTGTAAAATAAATTATAAACAAATGATTGAAAATTTTCTTGATTGTTTAAAATTTCACATATTTTAATTGTATCTTTCATAATTATATTTTTTTCCAATATAGTTATACATAAATTATATTTCTCTGATTTTTTATTATTATTAAAAAAATCAAAATTCTTTATGATTTCACAAATTAAAAAATTACTTGTACATCCTAATAAATAATAAAACATAATTATATTTTTTTTTTTAAAGTTTTTTTTAATAATATTCTTAAAATTATCTAATAATAATGATATATTAGATAATGAGTTCATTAATATTATTATTAGTTTTTTATATATTTTTGAACAAAAAAATTGAAATAAACATATAATTATAAAATATAATATAATATGACATCATGTAAAACAACATTAAAAATTTTAAATAATTTTGCAATAGATAAACCAGATTTAAATTTATCTAATTATATAAACTTACCTGCTTCTTATTTAAAAAATATAGAAAATTGTAAAACTCCTTATTATTTCAAGATAACAAATAACAGTAATAGTTTAAGTACTTATGTAGGGGTTAAAGAATTTGAGGCACAAGAAGGATATGTTATTATTCCATTATGGATATGTCAGAATTTAGGATTAAATAATCAAGATGAAGTTGATGTAAAATTAGTAAAAGATAGAATATTAGAAGGTAAATCTGTAACATTTAAACCAATAGAAAAAGAATTTTGTGAATTACCTGAATATGATACTTGTTTAGAATTAGCATTATCTAAAATGTGTTTATTGTATAAGGGTGAAGAAATAGAGGTTGAAATATATGATAAAAAATATCATTTACTTGTTAAAGAAATAGAACATTCTTGGGATAATATAGATTTAGATAAAATTGATACAAGTGATTTTGATATTATAGATGATTTAATATCAATAAAAAAATTAGATGGATTAAAATTAGAAGTTAATTTTATTAATGATATAATTAAAGATAATTATATTGATAAAACTGATAATAATATTGATGAAGTAATTGATATAAATGATAATTTGCAAAATGAAAGTGAAAACAAAAAACAAAAAGGTAGAAAGTTATCTGATAATATAGCATTTAGTAAGTTATCAAAAGAAGAATTAAGAGCAAAGAGATTGAAAAGGTTTGAAAAAAAAAAGTGAAAATAGAATAATTAAAATATTTAGTTTAGTATTAATGAGTGACTCAGAAGAATATTGTAATAGTGATGATACCGATGATGGTATAGATATAAATGATGAAATTGTTGATGTTAATGATGAGATAAGTGAAGATAGTGAATATGAAGATGAAATAGCTTATCGGGAAATAATTAACAATAATCTTAATGTGAATTCTTATGAATTCACTGAAGTTGAAAAGAAAGAAAAAAAGATAAGAATTAGGAAAGATAAAAAAGAAAAAAAATTTATCAATTATTTAGAAAAAAAAGATGATAATAATGGTAAAAAATTCTTGAAAAATATTAAGAATAGGAAAAGTTATAAAAAATTATTCAATCCTAGACTACCTCCATTAGAAAATTGTCAAAGTAATTTGAAAAATAAAAACTATAAAAATAATAGTTCAATAGATATTAATGATAAAAACTAATTTATTTAATAAAATTGAATTAAATATTTAATGATATATTATTAATATTATTAATGACAAAAATAAATGTAATTTTGATTTGTGACATTAAAGGTGGTATAGCTAAAAATGGTGAAATACCATGGAAATTTAAAGAAGATTTAAAATATTTTAAAAAGTTAACATCATATGTTGACAAAATTATAGGTAAAAATACTTGTATTATGGGAAGAAAAACATTTGAATCTTTGCCTAATAAATATTTACCAAATAGACAAAATGTAATTTTAACAAATAAAACTAATGATGAAATAGATAAATTATATAATTATGATTCATCACAAGTTATATTTAAAAATAATTTATTTGATGCTATTAAATATGGTAAAAATAATGGAAATGATATTTGGATAATAGGTGGTGCTAATGTTTATAAACAAGCTATGAATTATTATCAAGTAAATAAATTATATATTAATATTATTCAGCATAATTTTAATTGTGATCAATTTGTAGAAATTCCTTCAGTAAAATTTAATAATTCTTTAATTTTGACATGTTCTAATGAATTTGATAATGAGAATTATAACATATATTTTAATAAATCAGAAATAAATAATGGTGTTGAATCACAATATTTAAAAATATTAGAAAAAATATTAAATATTGGAAATAAAAGAGAAACTAGAAATGGATATACATTATCATTGTTTAGTGAAGAATTAAAATTTAATTTGGAAGATGGTTTCCCTCTTTTGACAACTAAAAAAATGTTTTGGAAAGGTATAGTTGAAGAATTACTATTTTTTATTAGAGGAGATACAAATACAAAAAAATTAGAGGAAAAAGGAGTAAATATATGGAAAGGTAATACAACAAGAGAATTTTTAGATAAAATGGGATTTGATTATGAGGAAGGAGATATGGGACCAATGTATGGTTATCAATGGAGAAATTTTAATTCGCAAGGTATTGATCAATTAAAAGAAGTAATTGATATGATAAATAAAGATTCTCGTAGTAGAAGAATAATTATGACAGATTATAATCCTTTGCAAGCTAAAAAAGGTGTCTTGTATCCTTGTCATTCTTTAATGATACAATTTTATGTTCATGATGAAAAATTATCAATTAAAATGTATCAAAGATCTGCTGATGCATTTTTAGGTCTTCCATTTAATATTGCATCAACATCATTATTATTGTATATTATATCTTCATTAACAAATTTAAAACCAGATGATGTTACCATAACATTAGGTGATTGTCATATTTACGAAGAACATATAGAAGCAGTTAAAACTCAGTTAAAAAGGTCAAATTTTAAATTACCAAATTTAGATATGAAAAAATTTAAAAATTTAGAGGAAGTAGAAAATTCATGTTTAGAAGATTATAAAATAATAAATTATAAATGTCATGCTAGAATAAAGGCTAAAATGAAGGCATAATTTATTTACATATCATAAGTAAACAAATAACATTGAGCACTACAAAATTTAAATTTAGATTGTGATATATGATCATCAATACAACTTATTTTTTTATGACATATGTGACATTTATATTTTTGAATATCATTAATATAATTAATTATTTTAGAAACTAATTCTTCAGGTATGTTCATTATTTTTATTAATAAATAAACCTTAAATAATTATATTTTTCTTTTTCTTATTTTTTTTACATTTTTTTGATCTTTTCTTAATTCTTTCATTTCGTTCTTTCTTTTTTTTTTTATATTTTCTTTTTTTAATTAATTCATCATTATCACAAACCATTTTTTTATTATCTTCAAATATATTTTTTAAACTTCCCATCATATTTTTTTTTAAATTTTTGAATGATTTATTATCTCTATTTAAAATATAACAAATTTTACTAGAAGTCCATTCTTTCCCTCTTCTTAACAAATTTTTATTATTAAGTTCATATGCAATATTATTCATAGTATATCCTTTGGTATATTTATTATTTATATTTTTAATTATAGATTGTTCTTGTATGTTTTCAACTAATACTCTTTTTTTATCTTTTGATTTAATTGTTTTATATCCATATGGTGCCTTTCCTATATATTCTCCTCGTGCTTTTCTGTATTTGTATGATCTTTTTTGTCTTAAAGATTTAATTTCTGATTCATCTTCTGCTCTAATAAGATGATTTCTAAATCTAATTTTTTGAGCTTTAGATGTTGTATCATTTGGGCCCCATTGACAATTTTGATCAACTGCATAAACAGTAATTCCTTTATTTTCTAATTTATATAAATCTACTAGTCCTTGTCTTAGATTTCTAGAAAATCTAGAAACATCACAAACAATTATAGCCTTTAATCCTTTTTCCCATTTATGTCTGTAAATATCTCTTAACATTTTAGAATATTGTGACTTTTTTCTATCATTAAATGCTGATTTAATTTCAGAAATTTCATCACAAATTATAAAATTATTCTGTTTAGCAAATTTACGACATGATTCAAGTTGTGAATCTAAACTACAAGAATTGTAATAAGAATTATTATTTTTACAACTAATACGAGTATAGATAATACATTTAGGCATTTTAATTACTAATTATATATTAAATAATTAATAATTAAATCAATTTTTATTTAAAAATTCATATCCATATTTACCACGTGTATCTAATCTAACATGTAAATATGGTACTCCTAAACCATGAGTATTTAAATA